AGATAACGAAACGATAACGATTTAGCCCCAGCGTTTGCCCTGATAAATGAATGATCCGTCTTTAGGGTCAATAGGGATCAACTCTGGCGTGAATCTTTTGCCATGTAATGTGCCTACCACGAAGCCCATCTGCCAGTTTGCATAACCCTTTGTATAGCCCATTCCAGGGCTTGAAAGGTCTACTAGGTTTCCTACCTCAACACCCCACACAATGCGCCCATATCGGCCTCCAAAGGCTTCTGAATGGGCACTGAGACCCAGTCTGTGCGTATGCCCAGAGACGATTGATTTACCCATGCGCATCGCGCCATTTAATGCGGTTTGCCCAGGTTTGTTAGATAATGGAAAAGCATCTCCATGACAGGTATGCCAGCCTGGAGCGAAGTCAAAGCCGTTTGGGTGGTACTTAATCCCAGCCTTATCGTAGCCCATGAACTTGTCGTATCGAAGCTCTGGCAGATTCATGAATGCGGGTAATCTGCGACTCAAAGATTTATAGACTCGTGCTCCATGATTAGATCCAACTACATCTGTGACACCAAGATATTCCAGAATTTCTAAGGTTAGTTTCCTGTCCTCATCAATACTGCCTTCAACCTCTTGCCATGGTTGAGCGAACCCACCCAGTTGTGGCAGGTCGATTTCATCTCCAATGCATATTGTTTGGTGAGGTTTATAAGCTCTTAAAAATTTGCCTAGATTCTTGACTGCTGCTTCATGAAAGAACGGTGCTTGAATATCTGAGATCCAAGCAATTCTTTTGACTGTCATTAGTCCTCGTCGTCGTCCTCGTAGTCACCGAACCGATCTGGCTCGACTGGGTCTGGCAAAATCCAGCGCGGATACGCCATAGGTTCGACAATGACTGCCAAGGCTAAATCAACCTCAAAGCCTGCCCTGCGCAACGCCCGATACATTTCCTGCAAGCTAATAGCCCATGCATCCAGTGCGCTGTAGGTATCTAGATCGATAACCTTCTTCTTTGCCATGAGATAATTGTTACCTCTCTAGGAGACGGATTACAGTTTCGACACGCTCTTCAAGTCTGGCAATTCTATCATTCATCGAACTTCCACCGTTGGGCTTGAGCTCTGCTAGGTAATGCTTTACTAACCACTTGACTGAGCCAATAAATGAACCAATAACGGTCGTAACAGCAACAGCAAGTGCCGCTGTGTCCATCGCACTCATTACCGTTTAGGTGTGGCATATCCGAACACTCCAGAGAGTATTGCGAATAGGATTGCTCGGTAGTCGAGTGTGAAGTTACTTGCCGACCAAGCGGCTAAGAATGCCCCTGCTGCTAGGATCAATGGATTCTTCATTTACTGGCTCCTCATCTGGTGTGTCGATTATTTCAACGATGTTGTTATTTGGCTTGGTTTCATCATGTCCACCAATTCCATAAGTGATTGTCCGTGACATTATGCCCCCCTTACTACGGCAAAGATTGGTGAACCGATTGGGCTTAAACTTGAGGCAGTTGCAAAGCCAGAAGTTGCATTAACACTCTGTGTCCATCCTGCATAGGCTGTGCTGTAATCTAGGTTCAATGCGAATGTTGCTCCTGTATATCCAGCAGGAGGAGTGATGTTTGAAAATCCATTAGTTGTTGCAGTAGATGTTACATTTACAGCAGTCCAATAAATACCAGCTGCTAGGCTTTGACTAACAGTTATCTGATAGTTTGTACCTGAAGCAGTTGCTACAAAAGTTCCAGCATCTAGAACTACAGTAGTGGGCTTACCTGTTGCATAATCGTGATTGTATAACCCTAGTCTGATCGTTCCAGTACCAGACCATAAACTGCCTGATCTCAGTCCAATGCGATCAATGCTCTGAGTTGCTGGAATAAATATAGGAGCAAAATGAGTCAAATTTGCAGTCATGCTTATAGGGTTTGTCGCACCGACTGGTCTTAAATAATACCCTGTAAGAACTCCTAGAACTGAAGAGCTACCACCTGAACCAGATGCCCCTGTGGCTCCTGTTGCACCTGTGGCTCCGGGAACAGTTGAATCTGCACCAGTTGCACCAGTTTGTCCTGTTGCACCTGTCGATCCATTGATTCCCGCACCTGTTGCACCTGTTGCACCTGTCGATCCATTATTACCTGCGCTACCAGCTGCTCCTGTTTGTCCTGTGTTGCCTTGTGCTCCAGCACTACCTGCTGCGCCTGTGTTACCAGTTTGTCCAGCAGCACCGGTATTGCCTGTGTTGCCTGTTGCACCTGTGGCTCCTGCTCCGGTTGCACCTGCTGCACCGGATGGACCTTGAATACCCTGTGCGCCCTGTGCTCCTGGATTGCCTTGAGTGCCTTGTAAGCCTTGTGGACCTCGGTCTCCTTGATCGCCCTTAACGCCTGTGGCTCCAGTTGCTCCTGTGGCTCCTAATGATGAACCCGGATCACCCTTCTCGCCTCTAGGACCGGGAAACAGATTGTTAGAGCTGATTGTTACTCTAGCCATTTGTGCCTCCTAGCATAGGGATGTTAAAAAATGTTTGATTCTCATCCGCAGCTTGTGCAAACGAGACATGGATGTGGTGATTGTGGGGATTGATGCCTGTGTACTTGACCCATCGCCAAAGGGATTTGCGTGAGCAGATTTTGCCCATGTGGATAATATAAGTGATTCGCTTATCGGACTTCGCATATTCTCGAATCTGATCTGCAAGATATACGGAAGTTCCTTTTGCGTTGTTGAGGTCAGCGTCAATGTCGATGGCACGAACCCATCCCTGAGCATCTGGATTGTGATCAGACTTGCGCGCAGAGTGTTTGGTATCACCGATCCACCCATCGGAAGTTCTATCTCTATCTGGGAAACTGTCATCGATCTGTTCTCTCAGCTGGATGGCAGATTTACTCAGGCGTGGCTTCAACTTCAGTCACCTTCTCATATTGAGCAAGTTCCTTTTTGTTCATTTCGCGTGTGACTTCTTCACCTGTTGAGCAGTCAATAATTGTTATCTTTGGCATTAGTTGCTCCCATAGATTGTGATTGTGCCTGAGGAAAATGTGCCTGTGGATGTTGTAAAATCAATGCGATCGATTTGTGCGTTGCTTCCAAGCCAAGCACCTTCCCAACCAAATGCTGAATTACCTGCAAATGAAAGTGCTGTTGCTGATGTCAGTGTTGAAGTATTATCAAGAGTCATGTCTATTCTTTGGGTGCTAATTAAACTTGAACCATACATAACAAAAGAACTTCCTGCATTGTTTCTTACGCTATTCCAAATACCATCACCATTGATAAAAGATGTTATATAACCCGAAGTGCTATTGTTTAGAGTTATATTTAGATAAGCACTTGTGCTCAATTCAACTTGAAGTCTGACCCTGTAATATTGATAAGAAGCCAGCGAAGTAAATGAGACTACTGATCCACTTGTCGGCGATGATGTGCCGATCTGAACCCAGTTGCGATTTAATGATGGTGCTGGTACTTGTGAGATTCCCACTATGCGATCTCCATCCCTGAGATGTGGAAGTTCACAGCTGTGTTAGAAGCTCCACCTTTGATGGTCTTAGTTGTAGCCAGTACTTGCTTGCAGTCGATGTACACAGTCGTATTGCCTGTAATAGTTGTTGCTGTGTGGATAGCAATATCATCTAGTGCCATTGTGAATGTATAGGCAGTAGCAGATGTATTAGTCACAGCGATGTTAGTGATGATCGCTGTGGTGCTCGCTGGTACTGTGTAAAGGACTGTCGTAGTCGTGGTTGTTGCTGCTCCACGAAATAAGGCTTTAGCTGTATTTGCCATTAGTAGGCTCCCATCAATGCGGCAATGACTTGATCTTGAACGGTGTTATCAGCAGATGAACCAAGAGTACGGATTGCCGATGCTCCGTTCTTGACCAATGCTGTGTCATCTGGTGTGGACCAGCTGAAATGTGTTGTAGTTGCCATTCATGCTCCTAGTCGTATGTTGCCCATTGTACCGTAGCCCCGACCGCATTCCATGCAAGAGCAGCCGAGACATCCTGCCAGCGTGTAGGCTGGATTGAATAACTTGACTCGCTAGTGATCAGCGAGATTGCAGCTTGATTGCGTGAGACTTGTAAAGTCCAGCCTTCAACGAATCCATAGTAGTTTGTTGGCATCAATGGGACTGGTAGCCCTGAGATGCTGATCGCCTTACCCATAGTCATCTGGAGGAATACATCCAAGTCAGCCGATGAGACATTAGGCGAATCTAACTGGATCGTAAATGATGACATGTTCAGTCTTGGAACTCTACGGAGTGCGACATATTTATCAGCCAGTTCCTGAGCTTCAGCAGCATGTTCCAACTCTGTGCTTATCGATGCTCCGAGCAACCCATAGGCTGCGATGGATGTGGCATCACTTGATGTCTTAGTTCCTGATTTCCAGGCCAAATTGATTGAGTTGAGAATATCGCCAAGAGACTTGGATGAGGCTACTGATCTCCACAGAATGTAATTCTCAGGGATTGCCTGATAGCCAGTAGCAGCCACGGCAACAGTTCTGCGTGATTCATTAGCCCAGCCAACTTTTCCGTCTGCCGTCTCATAAATGTAACCATTAGCCATGCCACCATATTTAGCAGCAGTGGAATAGGCATCTGCCACGAATGCGCCAGTATGCATTAACTCATAGATACCTGGTGAATCAACGACATCAATGGTAACACCTGCATCTGTCAAAACTGAGGTCATGCGAGCTGAGTCAAGTTGCTTATGATAAGAGGTCGAAAGGATTGTCCGAGACATCTTGGCAAAGGGTCCAACGGCTGCAATGGTGATTATCGAAACTTCATTGACCGAGCCAACAGCATTCATGCGATTGCCAATAGATGTGACCTTGCCTGTAAATACTGTGCGAGCCGTAGGGGTTGCATTATCAACCTTGACAACGACTGAATCATTGATCTCAAATGCGTAGTCTGTGTTGTCCCAATTTGCGATCTCGATAGTGGCATATCCGGCGCGAGCCTGCTCCCAATAGGAATTGCGACCATAAGTCACAGTTACATTATTGACAGCCTTTGAGGAGAACTCAACCCCATCAATGACTACTGAGCAGTTTGGATTCCAGGTCATTTTATCTGTCGAATGCGCTCACTGCGAAGTTTGCCAAAGTGCCACTTGTATTGGCTTCAGTCTTTAGAATGGTTGAAATCTGACGGGCAGTAGAAGTCGGATCGATTGCCCCATTAACTGTGATGTTATTGACCGTTGTAGGAGTTGGGGTAGAAGTTGAGGCTGACTTGAAACCACTTGGCAATGATGCACTTGGCACAGAGATTCCAGCTGATGTTGTTGGACTAGATGGCCCACTAATCGTAGGAATGTTTGGCAGGATTGGAATGGCGTTGTATGCCTTAATCACAGCATTGATTGCGCTGATAGCAACCTGCACTGCCTTAGTAATGCCAGAGATGACATTACCAATAATGTCTAGGATCGTACCTGCCACCTTGCCAACGACCTTGAATGCGTTGGATAGTGTAAAGCTCAAAACTGGAACGATGTAATCAACAATAAATGTGCCGAAGGCTTGGAATGTTTCTTTGTTATCCATGATGGCTTTTTTGATTGGCTCAAAGTAAGCAGCGAACTTGCCAAGATTAGGAATGACCTGCTCCACAATGATATTGACGAAGTTCTCAATTATTGGAAGTAACTCAGCACCGACTGCTTCTTTGCCTTCATCAAATGCAACTCTAAGTCTTTGCATGCGACCTTCAAAGGTTTCAGCTTGCTTTGATGCCTGTCCTTCAAAGGTTGCGCCAAGTGCTCTAGTGGCGGCATCAAAATCTTTAGACTTAAGAATGTTCTCATCGATGCCACCGCCCAGTTTTCTAAGAGCTATGAAGTTTCCATCATGAGCCTTTGCTAAGGCTTCTGAGACTGCCTGTAAGTCTTTGCCAGTACCAGCAGCAATATCGATTGCCAAAGTCTGTAACTTTTGGGCTTCCTCGACATCCTTAGTTGAGCGAACCAAGCGATCTAGAGATGGACGGAGTTTGTCATCTGTTACACCTGTTGCTAAAGAAGTCTTAAGAATGTATGACTCAGTTTCCCTGATCTGTGCCTTTGTTGCTCCGGTCACATTCTCTAATGATGTTGCCAAGCGTAACTGTGCGGCTTCATCCTCAATGGCAGCCTTGACTCCTTCAACGGCTAACTTGCCTGCATAAGCAGTTGCAGCAACACCAGCTGCTAAGAATGCTGCTCCTGCGATCTTGCTAAACTTCTGTAATTTGCCAGCAAAGCCTTCAACCTCTGTTGAGGATTGATTGAGTTTCTTCTTGAGGTCATCAACATCTGCAAGGATAGAGAGCTTGAGGGTTCTATTGCCAGCCATTAGTTATACTCCTTTAGGATGCGATCAAACGCTTCTTCCCATTGTTGAACCAGTTGTGGCTGGATTGCTCGGAGTGTTGGATAGATAAAATATCCAGCATTGCCTCGACCTTTAGATGGTGTGCGATTTGGGAACTGCTTGAAGCGATTAGACCCAAACTCCATGCCATAAAGGACATCTCTAGTATCTGCACCACCTGAGAACTTCTGAGATGCAAAGCCATAAGAGAACTCACCGACTTTGGATGACTTGGAAATCTTTACACCGCTGGCAATTCTCTGAGCTGCGATTGGTGAGACTGTGCGAGTTGCAGCGGCATCCTTAATCTTGCCAGCAGCAAACTCAGCCAATGCGGATGATTCCTTCTTGGCTTCCAAGACTGCTTGATCTGACATTGCCTTAAATGCTGAGACAACTGCTCGGAGTTCTCTGCGATCATAACTGATTGCTTCAGTTGCCATGTCGCTCCTCCAATATCTCAAGTGCCGTTAATATGTCCTCTGCGCTTTGCCATTCCTTCATCGGGATTCCTGTGGCAATAGCCACTTCTACTAGGAGTCGGCTGATGCTTCCTGGCTGATGGCTTTTGGGTCTGACTCACCGACTGTTATGTCTGCGACAGATTCCATCCAAGCTTCAAAAGGTTTAACTGGACGACCACCGGACTCACGCTTGATAGTGTGAAACGCCAAGAACAATAGGTCCCAGATGCCTGCGACCTCATTGAACTTAGTTGTGGAATGTCCAGTCTCCTTCTCCCATTTAGCCCACTCTGGCGGCTGAGCCACGACTGTGACTGGATCGCCTGAGTTGTATGTAATTGTGATTGGTAATCTCATTGTTTGCTCCCGTTGTTTGATTCTTAGCTAACAGTTAGTGTTGGCTTGGCTGTGCATTGTAGCGTGAATGTCACAGTTTGAGCATCCTTGCCAGCACCATTTGCTGTTGGGAATGATGGGTACAGATTGCCTGTAAATACTGCGCCTGTTGCTGCTGTGAATGAATACGCCAATGCTGTGTCTGGTG